ACAGCGGATTCGATTTGGCCGCTCACCTAGCTCAGCAGGCCGGTAACGCCATTGGTTACGCAGTGAACTCTGCTCTAACCAACGGAACCGGAACTGTTCAGCCAAATGGTGTTGTCACCGCTGCTGGTTCCGGCATCACTGGTGGAACTGGTGTCACTGGTGGATTCACCGCTGACAACCTGATTGACCTTGCATACACCAACATTGACGGAGCTGTTCGCAGACTCCCAGGTGTTGGCTACATGGCTGCTGGTGCAACCATCGGTGCAATGCGTAAGCTGAAGGACACTGCTGGCAACTACCTCTACCAGGTAGGCGTTGGACAGCCTGACACCTTCGCTGGCTTCTCTGTAACTGAGAACCCACATGTTCCAGCAGTGGCTACCGGTGCAAAGTCGGTTCTGTTCGGTCACCTTCCTTCCTACAAGGTTCGCCTTGCAGGTGGGCTACAGGTCGCATCGTCTCAGGACTACGCTTTCAACACCGACCTAACCACTTGGAGATTCCTCATCCGCTTGGATGGAAACCTGACCCACAGCGGTCACATCAACTACTTCAAGGGTGGCGCAAGCTAGTCCCCTGAAATAAGCTGAGGGGCTGTCCGTTTATGTAGGTGCGGGCAGCCTCTCTTTTTATTTGCTAGAGTTTTGGCATGACCTACGAAAAGCTAAACGGCGCAATCTCTATCGCATCAAATTCCCCTGGGATGCCTACGGGCTACGGGGTGCAAGCCAAGATGCTCACCGACAGACTAAAGCGCCACAGCGTTGATGTTGCGATTCTTTCCAATTACGGAGTCGAAGGTGCAATGTCCGAATACAAGTCCCAGTTTGGGACTGTCCCTGTTTACCCTCGAGGGCGCACCATCTATTCAGGTGATGTCCTCAAGCCCTTTCATGAGAAACATCTTGCGGGCCGAGACCTAACAAACTTCATTCTGACGCTATATGATGTTTGGATTTATAACGAAGTCCCAAACCTTGATGACCTAGACTTCGTGTCATGGACACCGATTGACCACATCTCAGTGCCAGTCAAAGTGCAGGCTTGGCTCAAGAAGCCGAATGTCTATCCCCTAGCGATGAGCCCGTTCGGGCAGAGGTCACTCGAAGAGCTCGGCATTGAGAGCACCTACATTCCTCACGCTGTGGACACAAAGCTCTACAAGCCAACCCACGAGATTGACGGAGTCCCTGTCAAGAAATACTTTGGGCTCAAGGATTCTGACTATGTTGTGGGCATGGTAGCCGCCAACAAATCCAATGGTTCACTTCATCGCAAAGCATTTGCCGAGAATTTTCTTTCCTTCGCAATCTTCAAGAAGGCACACCCTGATGCTTACCTCTATGTTCACAGCGACCCTGACAAAAGCTTCGGCGGGTTTGGGTTAGCTAACTTAGCTAAGGCTTGCGGGATAGACATGGACTCAATCCTGTTCCCTGACCCTGACCGCTACAGATTCGGCTACAGCGATGAGGAGATGGCTGCGCTTTACACCGGCATGGATGTTCTCCTGCATGCTTCCTACGGCGAAGGCTTCGGCGTTCCTGCCATAGAGGCACAAGCGTGTGGGACAAAGATTATTGCTTCGAACTGGGCAGCTTCACAAGACCTAGTGGCAGAGGATGGCTGGTTGGTTGACGGACAGCCGTTCTGGGATGAGGCTCAGCTTTCCTTCTTCCAGATTCCCTCAATCCCTTCAATCGTGCAAGCCCTCACAAACGCATACCAGTCAAGCAGGGCAGAGTCACAAGCTTCAATCGAGTTCGCCAAGCAGTTCGATGTTGAGCGAGTTTGGAAGTGGTATTGGATGCCGTTTCTGCGAGGCAGGCTTCAGTGATACCAGTCCTCGGCTTTGCCACACTCACAAGGTTTGACCTAGCCCAAAGACTGCTCGATTCAATAGACTACCCAGTCGAGCACTTGGTCATTGTTGACAACTCAGGCAAGCAGGAGTTTGAACCGCTCGTCAATCCGTTTCTGGTAAAAAACTTGTGGCTCATTAGAGTGCCTCATGGACTAGGTGCTAATGGGGCGTGGAATCTAATTATCAAGTCCACACCCTTCGCTCCCTACTGGGTCATTCCTAACGATGACTCATGGTTCGAGCCAGGGGCTCTCAAGACAATCGCCGAGGAAGTAGACACCGAGGCGTTCAACTTTTTAGACATCGTGCCCAAGTGGAGCTGTGTCATCCCGACCGAGGGCAGCGTCAGGAAAGCGGGGCTGTGGGATGAGGCGTTCCATCCCATCTACTTTGACGATGACGATTACGAGTGGCGTATGCAGGAGCTTGGCGTGAAGTTCAATAACATAAGCGCAAAGGTTCATCACGACAATTCATCAACTTTGAAATCAGGATTCATTCAGCGCAATGGGTTTACTTTTATACGCAATCAGTCGCTACTTACAAACAAGAAAGTCGCAAACGACACAGGCGAACGAGGCTGGTCGCTAGACATCAGGAGGACAAACGCATGGGACTAATCGTTTACACCGGAGGGACATTCGACCTGCCACACGCAGGGCATGTCAATTTTCTAAAATCAAGCGCAGCTTTAGGCACAGTAGTCGTTGCTTTGAACACCGATGAGTTTATTGCCGAATACAAAGGCAAGCCTCCAATAATGTCCTATCAAGAACGCAAGGCAGTCCTAGAGGAGTTCAAGTGCGTTGATAGGGTCATCCCCAACATAGGGGGAGCAGATAGCAAGCCTGCCATTGAGATGGTGAATCCTGATTACATCACCATTGGAACAGACTGGCAAAAGAAAGATTATTACGCACAAATGAGCTTCACGAAAGAATGGCTACAAGCTCGAGACATCAAGCTTGTCTATGTCCCTTATTTCGAGACCATAAGCACGACAGAAATCAAGCGCAGGCTTGCGGTAAAGTAGAAGCATGGCACTCACTAACGCTTATTGCACTCTGAATCAGGTCAAAGCTTCCCTGCGCATCCCTGTCTCCGACACAGTAGATGACACCCTTCTTGAGCTTGCAATCAACTCTGCAAGTCGTGACATTGACCAAGCAACCGAGCGACAGTTCTTTTCAACCTCGGCAACACGCATCTACACTCCACAAGATTCCTACATCACCAAGATAGATGACCTTGTTTCTCTCACGACTCTCAAGACCTCATCCGCAGCCGATGGAGTGTTCGATGTTACTTGGACCTCAACCGACTATCAGCTAGAACCCCTCAACGGCATCGTTGGCGGGATGGCTGTGCCTTACGACCAGATTCGTGCAGTGGGAGATTACACCTACCCGATTTCAGGTGGCGAGGCAACAGTTCAGGTCACCGGCACATTCGGCTTCTCAGCCGTTCCTGTGGCTATCGAGCAGGCAACAGTCCTGCTGGCCTCACGCATCTTCAAGCGCAACGACTCCCCAGGTGGAGTCATGGGCTTCGGTGACATCGGCGTAGTTCGTGTCTCACGCATTGACCCTGACATTGACCGCTTGATTATGCCTTACAAGAAGCTGAGGTTCGCTTGAGCATCGCTGCAATGAGGACTGCCCTCGCAACCTCTCTGCGAACTATCTCGGGGCTCAGGGCCAGCGAGGAGATTCCTGACCAAGTTTCGCCTCCGATTGCGGTCGTGTCTCTAAACAACATTGACTATCACCAAGCCTTCGCAGGTGGCCTCACAATCTATCGCTTCACAGTCCGAGTCATTGTCGGCAGGGCAGCAGAACGACAAGCTCAACGCTACCTAGATGCTTATGTATTTCCGACTGGGGCATCGAGTGTCAAGAGTGCGATAGAATCGAATAGAACTTTGGGCGGTGCTTGCCAAGACCTGATTGTCGAGTCAATGCCAAACATCGGTTCAATAACTGTAAACGAAAACGAGTATTTAGCAGCCGAGTTCTCGGTCACTATCTACGCATAAGGAGAATAAATTGGCAAAGTATGTTGTAACAGGTAACACTGTTAGCTTCAACGGAACTGACATCTCGGCCTCTGTCGCACGAGCTGAATTGGTTATTTCATCGGCTGAGGTTGATGTTACCGATTTCGCCAGCGGTGGCTGGACTGAAGTTGTGGGCGGGTTGAAGTCAGGTTCCGTAAGCTTGGACCTTCACGCAGATTTCGGCGCAAGCGGTCTGTCAACCCTAATCGGTGAGGCTCAGGTTGGAACTCTAGGAACTGTTACTATCATCGCAGGTAACGGAACCGCTGCTTCCTCAACGACCCCTGAATACACCGCTGTCTGCTTGGTGTCCTCTGTGACTCCTGTTGCTGGCGCTGTTGGAGACCTAAGCACCTTCTCGGTGACATGGCCTACTTCGGGTGAAATCACTAAGGCAACCGCTTAGGATTAGAGAATGAAAATCAACCTACAGATAACATTCAACAACGGCGAAGCAAAAGATGTCGTGGCTAA